TATACATTTGTACAATTGTTTTTCAACACGGCGGAGGTATCTTCCCACCTCAATGTTGTATTCCGTTGTTCGCGGAGATACCACCCTAGGTACTTTTGGTTTTCCCACCCCTAGGGTCTTCTCGTATTTTACAAATATTTTTACCTCTGCTAGTTTCTTGCCAACTCTACCCTGCAATAGGTTGGCATGAGCTCTTTCGTAAATAGCTTTCTTGCGGCCCCGGAATGTATCGACAAATTGACGACGTGTCATCGGAGCGGTCTTAGGCAGAAATTTACTTAATTCGTCGCGGGCATTTGTTAACAAATGGGCGAAACTAGCTTCAGCGGGTTTTGGTGGCGGCATGAAAATGTCATCCCTCTTTACGAAGAATACTCGTTCTTTCACTGCTTTCTCCAATGTGTTTATGTCTCTATCGAAACCGAATATATGGACAGGCGGGGATATACCTGAAACACGGACCATTATTCGTGGTCTTGTTGCTCCTAATCTGCGTATTACCTTCAGACGCGGGTGAGCGGGAGCAGCACTTTGTGCGCACTCAACCCCTGGTATGCAGACTAGGCCCCCTCACTGGGCTGCTCGAGAGACATTTTCCCGATAACTTGGGAAAAGTCTCATGAACAACCTGTAGAGAGGTACAGTGGTGGATCGATCCATAAAAGTGTCAGTCTGGGCTAAACTTTCGGCTTCCCTTGAATCTAAGGAAGGCACAAAGCTTAGAACTAACGCCTTATCAATTATCGCAGCTCGGTCTTTAAAACGTATGCTGGGATAACTATCGAGTCGATCACGCATCCACCGACGGGTGACCAGGTTATTAGCTTCTGATCGTTGCCGGTTGCCAAAGTTGTAGTATGCTTCTTGGGCCAAAGCATGCACTACACGGTCTTTTGGCTGACGCGTGCGGAAAGTGTATTTCTTGATGGGTGCCACTTTCTCCCGCACCACGGTGGACACTTCCGAAGAAGTGGAGTGATCTGAAGCCGCGCTAGAGATGCTAACGGGCTCATCACCAATTTCAGGACTTTCTCTAAGTTGAACAGGGGCGTCTTCAACTTCGATGGCAGCCTGTGCCAGCATATGTAGGAAGTCCGTCGACTCCTCATACAATATACCCAATACGGCCGGATGATCATGTGCAAAAATCTCGTCGAGATCTAGGTTGGCACGATCATAGTCCGCTATCATTTGTTCAGCTCTCTTCTCTCGGTTGCTGAAATACGTGTACTTCAGCGCTAAGGCAGATGCCAAGGCACTAGTTGGTAATAAGATTGATGCCCCTATTATAATTTCCATAAT